ATGAAAAAGGCGGGCTCAACAATACACTACCAGTTATTATAGGCAATGCCTCAAATTCTAATAGTGAAATAGATCAATTACAAATGCAAGGCTTTAAAGTATGGGGACAATAAATCAATCACAGTTTAATAAAAGTAGATTAGATAAGTTTTTACTTGTTTTAAACCTACCACCTATACTTAAAGATATTAATGAACAGTATATAGGCAGCAGAAAAAATACCAGTATCATAGAAAATAGTTTACAGTTTTCTGTTTATGGTACAGTTGTACCTCAAATAAAAGTACCCGAAGAAAGCTTATACTATGCAGGTCAATCAATGAAAGTATCAAAACATACAAGGCCGGTTTATGAAAACGTTACAGTTAATTTTACTATTGATAATGAATTTAATAATTATTGGGTGTTATATAAATGGCTTGACTTACTAAATGATGAAAAAATTTCTACATTTAATGGTAAAGGAATCTTTAATAAACCAAATATTTCTCCTAAAGAAAAAAGAGATCCAAGAACTCTTACTCCAACTGATTTATATCAGGCTGATTTTTCGTTGTATGCTAAAGATGAATTTGATAAAAATAAAGTTAAATTTTTATTTACCAAAGCCTTCCCTGTCAATTTAGGAGGTATTAGTTTTAATTATCGTACACCAGGAGAGATAGAAACCACTTTAGAATTTGCATTCTCTCAGTTATTAGTTGAATTGGTATAATCTTTAATCGGGATGCTATAAATAATAGTATATGGCACGTACAATACAATCTCCCGGTGTAGAAATTAGAGAAATCGATCAATCAATTAGACCTGTGGTACCAGCAGGCACTAACGTTTTAATAACAGGTTTTGCTGATAAAGGACCTACTGATGAAGTTATTCAAGTAACTTCACGTAGCGAATTTAGTGAAATTTATGGTGAACCAACTGTACCAGCAGAATTATACCTATCAAGTACTGCTAGAGCTTTATTTAATAGCCCAGCAAATGTGTTTGTTTATAGAATGCCTTACGGTGCAAATAGAGGTGTTGGCTTCGGTAATAATTATAGTGTATTAGCATACCCTGCATCTGCGATTTCAATTGATGATGCAGCCAGCACATCAACATCATTAGCAACTTTTACTAATTCTGGAGCAGTTAGTAGTACACGTACAGTATTGATAGGTGAACCAGAACATTTTACAATTGATCAAGATACATATTTTAAAATTCAGCAAAAAGAAGGTTTTGACTGGTTGGATGAAACAGCATCAAGCTTTGGTACTTTAGCATCACTTGGTAAAGCAGCATTTTTGGTTATTAATAAAGCTCAGACAACAATTGATCAAACTTTCCAAGGTTACTATTTCGGTGCTATAGATAATACAAATTTAAACCCAGCGACAGATTTTGACGGAATTACAAAAATTCGAACACTTACTGAAGTATTAGAAGGTACCTCATCAAATTTAAAAAATGAAACGTTTATAGATCTACCTTCTACTAGATTAGATAATGTACTTTCAGCAAAAAGTAGTAATAATTTAGATACATTTGGGGCTAACGATAATAGTATATCTGAGCAAATGGAAAATCTAGTTGATTATGATATATCATCGAATCAATTTGACGATACTTTATCGATAGGTTTATTTAAATTAGGTGTAACACCAGCCACTAATAATACAATTAGATTAGCTTTGAATCTTGAAGAAACAGTAGTTGGTTCAACTGATTTCCATAGACGTATTAATGACCCACAAGGTGGTGAACCTTTACCGTTCAGAATTGAAACCGATGATCAATTACCGACGATGGATATATTGGTAAATGACTTCTTGAGTAATAGAACTAAATCAACATATTTAAATGCAGATGGTATACCTCAAACAAAGGTTAGATTCGTAACTAATACAACTAAAGATTTAGATAATAATTGGACTACTTTATCAGCAGCATATGGTGGTACGGTTAGTACGCAAGCTGGTCTTAGTGCACTAGTCGATTCAGTACAAACAAATGCTTTACCAGGTACTACTAATAGTTTATTTGCTTTAGGTTCGTATGCTAATACAGATCTTAGCACTAAAATAATTGGTAATGTTCCTCAAAAATTGGATCGACTATTAGATACAGTTGAAAATGCTGAAAGATTTGACATTGATATTACAGTTGATGGAGGATTATCAACAATTTATTCGACAACAGAATCATTAAGCACTAACTCTTACGATGATACATCATCAGTTCCTGCTATTAGTGGTTTTAGAACAACAAGAACAGATAATACAGATTTAGGTACTGATAGTTCTGAATATAGAGCTCTATGGAATGACGTTATAACTAGATTTGTAACATTTGCAGAATTTAGAAGAAAAGATCATATTTTCATTGCTGATTTACCTAGATCAATTTTCGTTCAAGGTGAAAATTTCTTAACTTTACAAGATAGTAATAAGAATTTTTCTAGAGATGTACTTAATCCGATAAAAGCATTCGGAACTCAAGTTAATTCTAGTTATGCAGCGACTTATGGTCAATGGGTACAAAGTACCGATACATTATATGGTGGTTTATCTTATTGCCCATCATCTGGATATCTTGCTTCAATCATGGCTAATACGGATGCTAATTTTGATCCATGGTTTGCACCAGCTGGGTTTGCAAGAGGTAGGCTCACTGGAGCAGCTGGATTAGCATTGTTTCCAACTCAGAAACAAAGAGATCAACTATATAAGATATCAGTTAACCCAATTCCAACATTCCCAGTTGAAGGGCCAGTTGTATTCGGTCAAAAGACCCTTCAGAAGTTACCAAGTGCATTTGATAGAATTAATGTTAGACGTTTATTCTTATATCTTGAAAAAGCAACGAAGAATACAGTTAGAAACTTCATATTTGAACCTAACACATTATTAACAAGAACAAGAGTGGTTAATACATTAACACCTATTTTTGAAGATGTTAAGAATACAGAAGGTTTATATGATTACCTAATTATTTGCGATGAAAGAAACAATACACCTGACATTATCGATTCTAATGAATTGAGAATTGATATATACTTAAAGCCAACCAGAGCTGCAGAGTTTATATTAGTTAATTTCTACGCAACAAAAACAGGTACAGATTTCAACGAATTAGTTTAATAACAAAGTCATCTAATTAAATAATTACATGGCGGATACAAAAGTATCAGATTTAACTCCTATAACTGTTGCTAGTAACAGCGATGTATTATACATTGTTAAAGCAACTGCAGGGACTTCTAATAAAATAACCTTTCAGCATCTACTTAGTGGGGTTAATGATAGTATTGATACATTAACGACAACCGTTAATACAAATGAAAGTACAGTTCTTAGCTTTTCGGCTGTATTTGAGGATGCCAACATTAACCTATCCCCAACAAAAACGAATGTAAGGGTATTATGTTCAGTTCAACTTGGATTATCAGCTGAATTAGATGAATTATCTACTGATGTTGAAGGTACAATCGGTACAGGTTTATCTCAAGACGTAACGATAGGTGGCACAACATTAAAATTTTTAAGCGGAGTACTAACTCAAGTAACATAAAATGGCAAATAGAAAATTAACAGAATTACCTACTATAGCGTCAAATAATTTTGATGGTACCGATTTATTATACATAGTAGATGTCCAGACCGATACTTCAAAGAGCATTACTTTTGATTCATTAGTAGGTAACGATATTACTGCATTATCAGCATACGATACAATTAATACAACGAATATAGATTTTCTCTCTACAAATATAGATACAGAATCTGCCAGGATAGGTATTTTAGAAACAGGGGCTACAGGTTCAACAACAAAGATTCTTGCAGTATCTGCTGTGGTAGACCAGAATATAACTGATATATTAACTGTATCTGCTACAGCCGATGCCGCGTCAAATGCAGGTACAGTAGCTGCCATAAGAACAGATGTTAATATAGTTAGTACCACTCAGCTTGGTTTATCTGCTGAAGCAGACGAATTAGGTGATGAAGTAGAAAGTTTAGCAACAGTATTAGCTTCGGCATCTGCTTTAGGTGTAGATAATGCAACAGTACTTAATACAGCATCTGCTGTTACTGATAAATTTACCATGACAGCAGCTGCTACTAGTGATTTATCCGCTAGCCACACTTTTAATGTAGACTTAGGTGGTACTACATACAAAATATTATTACGTCAAGCTTAATTAAATTTAGTATAAATGAATAAATATTAATAACCATGGCACAGACAAGACAAACAATACAAAATTTTTATACACAAGCCCAGCAAAAAGACTTTGCAAGAAATAATCTTTTTAGAGTTTTAAATATAAACTTTGGTGGTGGTACAGAGATTAGTTTTGATGAAGATGATTTAATTTATGCAAAGACAGCAACATTACCTGGTAAAGATGTTACCACACAAACTGTACCATATATGGGGTTAGATTTTAACGTTCCTGGTATTGCTAAATATACTGGAAGTGCAGGCTATCAAATTACGTTTAGATGCGATGAAAGTTATGACTTAAGAAACAGATTTTTACAAGTTCTAAATGATACTTTTGATGATGCAGACAGCACAGGTAATTATTTTATGCCTACTGCTGATAGTGTTATTGATTTAGCTTTATTAGATAAAGAATTGGATAGAGTATCACAATTCCAATTAGTAGGAGTTGCTATTAAAAGTGTCGGTCCTTTAAATTATGATGTAACTGCTGAAGGTACAGTTCAAGACTTTGATGTTACTATTACGTATCATTACTTTAGACAGACAGCTTAAAATTTATAAGCAACAAAAAAAGCTCTCTTTGTGAGAGCTTTTTTTTGTATAAATATATTTAAATGCCTACTAAAATATTAAATTCAGTTAACAATGCATTAAGAGGGGTTACTAATCCAGTTAATCGTTTAGTGGGTGGTACTTTAGCACAACCTGGTTTATCATTATTTGGAACTAATTTGCCTGGAGCTCCATTAATTAGTTTTAGAGATACATTCTTAAAAAGTCTAAGTCAATGGAATACATCTATACCTCTAAATACACAGTTTATTATATTAATAGATAATTTCCCTGTCGGTTTAACTACACAAGTATTAAGAGAGTTAGAACCTGTGGTAAATTCAACTGGGTTTGATATTAATTTAGCTAAGGAAACCACTACCAATTTTAAAAATCAAGGTATGGTTGGCTGTATATTTGCAAATCAGTTTAACATTCCTGATGATTCAGTTGTAGCAGATAAAGCTACAATACAAAATAATAGAGGATTTATACCAGGATCAGTATTAAAAAATCGAAATAATTTTGGTAATTTTAGTTTAAGTCTAAGAGAGACTAATACATCGTTTGTAGATTTTGTTATGAGACCATGGGTTATTATGGCATCTCACTATGGGTTAGTAGCTAGAAATCCAAATGATCAAAGTGAAGTTTTAAAAAATCCAAAAACTAATTTAACAGTTGTACAATACACTAGAAGTAAAGAAGGTCTATCTCAAATACCTAGAAAAACGTGGAGATTTTATAATTGTGTACCCACCTCTATTTCTAGTAGAGATTATAAAAACGATGAATCTGAAGGTGTTAAGAATTTTACTACAACTTGGACATTTGATAAATATGAAATAAGTAGTAATTTATATCTTAGTGTTTCTGAGATGTTAAAAGCTATAAATCCTTTATATTAATGAACTCATTTATTTTTGATGAATACAAAATAACAGAATTAAGTTATTTTGATTA